CCATATCAGGAGCTTCACCCCTAGATCCAGCCAACTGTACACTAGCTTCAGTAGCTCTTTCCTTGATGTGTTTAAAGGCTCTATTGTTAAAGCTGGAAGCGTACATTCCTTCAAAAGGGATTCCATTACGTTGAAGATAAGAATGAAAGCCCATCGCACCAAGACCAATCGCCCGTTCTCTATATGCACTATAAGCGGCTTTTGCAAAACCTGTTTTATCTTTGTCGATTTCAATTTCAAAATCCTCCAAACTATTTATTTTATAGTTGTTTACATCACCATCAACAGCTAAAGCATTAGCAATAAAATGTTCTAGTGTGTTATCTAGCATGGTGACTAGATCACTGATGAACAATTCATCGTCTTTCCACTCATCAAAGTATTCTAAGTTAACGCTGGACAAGCAGCAAACTGCTGTACGCTCTTCACTGGTAGGAAGGGTAATCTCAGAACATAAATTACTTTGACATACTTTAAGTCCTAAATCTTTTTGCTGCTGTGGTAGAGCCTCGTTACAGCGGTCAAGATTAACAATATATGGTTCACCTGTTTCTGCTCTGGTGTGTATTAACTGCCACCACAAATCCCTAGCTGAGATAGTTTTGACTGCCTGTTTAGACTTAGGGTCAATTAGACGCCAAGGTAAGTCATGCTCTACCGCATATAGGTATTCATCAGATAAAACGATACCGTTATGCAAGTTAAGGCACTTACGATTGAGATCGCCACCAGTAGTTTTTCGCATTGCAATAAACTCTTCAATCTCTGGATGACTAATATCCATATACGCTGCATAAGATCCTCTCCTAGTAACGCCTTGATTAAAGGCAAGCATTTGGCTGTCTACAACATGCATGAATGGAATGCTACCAGTAGACTCACTGCCGTTAGCAGTAGATATACCATTACTCCTAACATCACCCCAATATCCACCCAGGCCTCCACCTGAACTAGCCAACCATATGTTCTCGTCATAATGATCAGATAGACCACGCCTTGAGTCAGGAACATAATTAAGAAAGCAAGAGATAGGTAAACCACGAGTAGTTCCCCCATTACTAAGGATAGGAGTGCTAAACATGAACCAATTAGAACTTGCGTAGTTATAAAGTCGCTGTGCAAGATCGAAGTCAGTATGTTCTTGATAAGTAGCACTATAAACAGCGGCCCTTGCAAAAGCTTCTTGAGCATATTCTTCATCTTCCCAAAAGTATCTGTCTTTTAATGTTTGAATAGAAAATTCTGTAAGCAAACTTTCTTTATCGTAATCAATCTCTATCCCTAAATAATTCATCTTGCCAGTTTTTAATGTCATCAACGTCATCCTTTTCTCTTAACTGCGACTGCCTGTACCCTCTAGTACGTGCTTTATTTTTAGACTTTTTTCTTTTATTAAACTTTTCAGTGCGCTCTGCTTTCCTATCCCAAGACATCCTGATTCTCCATCAAGAACTTGAGCAAACGCTCTTCGTACCAACGAGCTTTGCGCAGATCTTCTATGGGCTTTTTCTTGTACCTAAACCTCCAACGATACTTTAGAGAGTTACCACGCAGATAACCTACAAACTCATCAGGCGTAAGCATAGCCTCAATAGCTTCTATACATTCTACTTTGCCATTATTATAATGAGGAGGATGATCTACCATATTATTTATTAATTTAGAATATGTTTTACCTAAAGGATTTTCATTATACACAGGATGCTCATTTGGTACGTCTTCTTCTTCTTCTTCGTCAAGCCACTCAACTGTGAACTTAGGGTCTGGGCTTCTGCCTATTTCTTTAGCTCTGAGAGTATCCCATTGCTCTTTGGTTATGTCATCAATACTCATTCCATCCACTCCTTTGGAAATGTTTTTTCTGAAAACCATCTGAACTTATTTTTTGTTGCCCATTCAGAATGGCTAAACTTAGTACCATTCTTTCTTTTCTTTGCTCCTGGCATAGGTGCATAAGGTGAAGCAAATAAAAATACTAATTCACAATCATCAGGCAAAGCTTTTTTAACCCAGATATATTTGTTATATTCTTGGTAATCCCAAAACCTTCCTTTAGATTCTAAAAGGATTGTTTTACCGTTTATAACTTTAATAAAATCAGGCCAATAAATATGCTCTACTACATAAGGCACAGACTTATTATGTAAACTCCAAGTCTTTAATTGTTTCTTATGTAACTCAGCTTCCCATTTAGAATCATAACCTTTAGGTATATTTTTTTCTTTAGGTCTTTTGGCTCTAGGTTTACGCATTTATAATCTCATTCAATGTAATTGTCTCTAAAGTTTTATCAGACCTTTTAAGAACCTTCTTTATCTTTTTTCTAAACCATTTTAAAGTATAAGCATTAGTTCTTATTTGTCCTTGGCTAAAGAAATAAGGTTCTTTTGGCATTAACTCTTGGATTTTCTCAGGAGTTAAAAGCTTTAACTGATCTTCAGGTAATAAAGAATACAACCATTCCTGTATTAATCTAGTTATCGTATTGTTAAATTTTTGTTTTTTACTTTTATTTATACGCTGCACTATATTACCTCTTCGACTCTAGGTTCATTAACTACTTTAGTAAAGTATGTTAAACCTTTGGAATACTTAAAAGTTCTTAGATCAGGATAACATTTATGTTTATGATAACAGTAAACACAAGCTTTAGGAAGCTTCATATTCCCTGACTTGCCTTCAGGTACAGGCTCATAACACATCTGTTCTGGAGGACTGTCCTGGTCTATGGCTTTTTTAGCCCTACTTATTTTATATCTAATGTTAGGCTTATCAAGCTCATCAGGCTGATACAAAGTTAACTCGCCTGTTTCTTTATTGATAGCTAAGAAACCACCATTAGAAGACTTCTCTGCTTCTTCATAACCACTTAACTGAGCAAGATAACCAAAGGGATCATCATCCCTAAGTGTGCCTTCTTTAAACTTTTTAAATGCAAAGTTAGAAGCAGTCTTTATGTCAACAACCTCACCATCAATTTTACAATCAATGTGTCCTTTAATGTTATCAACAACAACTTCCTTCTGCTCATCTGTTACTGTGTGTCCAGAAAGCTTTACTAAAAAGATTAAGATTTCTTCAAGCAAATGCCCATACAAAAACCTAATAGACAGAAAAGGATTTGATTGTTCTTTCTTTTTCTTTTCTTCTTTAAGATCAAAGTACAATTGTCTTAATGGTCTACCTACATTAGACATTCTGATATATTGCTTTGAGTTTTCTTGCGGTGTAGCCCAATGAGTAATACACTCTTTTAAATTATTAGTTAGTTCTTCTAATAATTCTTCTGGAATATCTACTGCTTTTTGATTAGATAAAGGCTCTAATGCTTTATAAATATCTTCAACTACTGTGTTTACTTTTTTCATGTTTACTTTTTCCATGCCTATGTTTTACAAACCTTAATTTACGTGTGAGAGAATTATAATGAAGATACACTACACCCATAGCTTTTTGTAAAGGAGTTCTTGCAGAAAGTCTACCATCTTTATAAGACTTGACATCTATTTTTTTAATGTTTCCATTTTCATCTATAGCAATTAAATCTATAGGCCCTGTGCATCCACAGTTCTTAAAGACTTGGTAACCTTTATCCCACAACCATGTTATAGCATAATGCTCTGCTAGATCTCCAGTTCTATTAGGGTCTGTTTTAGTGTGTATCACTCCAGTTGTCTCCTATCTTATATTCTCCATCTAAAGGACAACGTAAATCAAAGTATATTCCTGCATCTACAATAGCCTGGACACCTCTTTGACCTACTTCTTCTGCATCTTTTTCTAAACATTCTACCTGCCATTCGTCATGTACATTAGCTACGCACTGAGCATCTAAATGTTTAATAGAATCTACAAATAAAACCAAAGCTTTCTTCATAATTATTGCTCCTGCACTTTGCAGCAGTGTATTCAAAGCAGCATGTTCTGATCTTATAGTAACTTTGCGACCATCTAATCCTTTTAAAAAACCTCTTTTAGACGCTCGTTCAACTCTATCTTTGAGATTTGCAAGTGCTGGTAAATTAGCAAGGAAAGATTCTCTAAGTCTTTTACCATCTTTTCTACTTCCTCCAACCACTGAGCCAAGTCGTTCATTTCCTGCTCCGTATAAGTATGCATAAATGAATTTTTTACTCTTATCTCTTGATTCAAGTCCCGCAAGTTTTTGATTAGCGGTGTGAATGTCTCCGTTAAGGATTTCATTTGTATAACTCCTATCGTTCATGTAATGTGCAAGCATTCTTAATTCTAAACCACTAGCATCTATACCTACTAATTTATACCCTTCAGGCACTGTCCAACAAGATCTACAGTCTTTTCCATAAGGACTATAGGTGGCTGGTATCTGTGCCATATTGGGCTTAAAATGCGTCATACGTCCTGTTACAGCGCCATTGTGCACTGCGTAACCATGAACTCTATCGCCCTTTAAATTTTTAAACCAGGAATCTACTAAAGCAACACGCTTGTTTAATAATAAAAACTCACTAATTAATTTGGCTTGAGATATATCTTCTATTGCATTGAGTGTTGATTCATCTACAATAGGTTGTCCTGTTGGAGTAAACTTCTTAGGTTTCCAACCAAAGTCTTGTAAGTATTCTCCAATTTGTTTTCTTGAATTTAAATTGAAATCTTGTATCTTATATCTATCAAATGCAAGAACTTGAGTAGGATGTTTTTTAGAATAACATTCATACTCTTCTTCTGTCAACCCTTGTTTAGATAATGTACCATCTTTTTTAAACTTAGGTACTACTGTTTTTAACTTAACTTTTTTAGGTAAGAAAACTTTATGGACTTCTTCAACAATCTCTTGATTGGTTTGTTTTAATGTAGCCAAAAGCTTGTGCGCTTTTTCTACATCTAACATGAAGCCATAGTTTTCCTGATCTTTTAATATCTTTGCAACTTGATGCTCAAGCTTTATTGATTCTTCATCAAAGTCCGTCAACTCAGTTAACAATGCTTGGAAAACTAACGCATTTAATTCGACATCATTTATACAATACTCTAACATTTCTGGTGTGTATTCTTTAAAGTCTTCTTCTTGCATAAGACCTTTATGATAATTTAATTTAAAGCCCCATGCTTTTAATCCATGCCCATCTCTTTCAGGGTTTGCAAGTCTAGAAAGAACTAACGTATCTATTATCTTTTTATTCTTAAAAGATATGTCAGTAAGCTTTTCTAATACAGGAATATCAAATCCTAAAATGTTATGTCCTATAAGTATTTTAGACTTCGCCAACAACTCAATCCCTTCTTCTATATTAGAAGGAGAAAAAGAATATACTTGTTTTGTATCTATATCTTTAGCCACAATGCACCAGATAACTGATGCATCAAGACCGTCTGTTTCTATGTCAAAGACGAGATTCATTTATTTATTCCTTCGTTGTTCTTGCCTACGATAATTATATACTGTGGAATATCCCAAGTTTAACTTTTCAGCCATAGCTCCTACCTGCCAACCTTTTCTTGTTAGTTCAAATATCATTTCTTTTTCTTTATCTGTTAAAACTGTTCTGTGTATTTTTGCTTTCTTTAAATTCATATATCTTTGCTGTGCTGTGATTGCTTGATAAAACATCTTTCATCCTTAAAAAGGTATGTCATCTATAAGGGTATTTGTAAACTCAGTCTCTACTAATCTTCCTGATATAGAATCATACAAAAGATTACCTGCTAAACCAACTTCACCTGTATGCCTAGACTTTAAGATTCTAATCCTGGTTGTATTAGCCTCAGTTTTATCTTCAGCTTGTTGGTTTCTTTCTAAAGCTATCACACAATCTGACAGTTGTGCAATGGCTCCACTACCACGTAGATGGCTGATGTTTACTTCTGCACCATTCTCATGTCCTGCATTACCTTCTATCTTACGCAAGTGAGACACAAGTATAAGCCCTGCACCTGTTTCTTCTACAAGACTACGAAGCTGTGTCATTATATTATCTATCAGCCTTCTTTCATCACCACCTTCTAAGGCTGATACAAGCATGTGTAAGTGATCAAGAACTATCCATTTACATTCGCAACCTACAATTAAGTAACGTATCTTTGCAAAGATTTCTTCTACAGTATTGATCCCAAAATGTGAGTGAATAAAAAGTTTGTCATTAGACAATACTCTTTGATAAAGATTATCTAGTTCTTCTTCTGTGTACTTAGCTCTGACTTCTTCTAAGTGAATCTTTTCATTACAATCAATTGCAAGGATACCGTCTACTGTACGCCTCCAATCTTCCTCTAATGCAATGATGCCTATATTGTCTTCACTGTTGTTAAGAATCCAATGCTCTAACTCTCTTGTCACACTAGTTTTACCAAGACCTGTACCACCACATACAGTTACTAGCTCACCTTTACGGATACCATGTAGCTTTTCATTAAGCACTCCCCAAGGATATGGAATACTTTCTTTTTCTGTACGATCTTTCCAAGCACTAAATTTTTCTGATACTCTGATAATACCCGCAGGTGTAATAGTCTTTGCTTGCCAAAAGCAATCAACAAACTTTTTATGTTGTGCTTTTCTAAGCATATCATTAGCATCTTTATACTCTGCTGGCAGTGTCATTATCTTTGCTTTGTTAGGTGGGAATAACCCTGCAACTGTTTTTGCTGCATCTCTCCCTGCTTTATCTGAATC